CTCGGGCCAGGGCCGTTTGGGTCAGCACCCCCAACGGCCGCTCGGGCAGGTTTCACGAGCACTGGAGCACCGACCACGGTGAGAAGCAGATCGGGGAGGGCACCGTCAACGGGATCCCAACTCTGCGCTGCAGCCCCAACGGGGAATTTGCGAAGGTCGCGATCCACTGGAGCCAGCATCCGATCTACTCCCGGGATCCGAACTACGCGGAGAACACCCGGCGCAAGTTCCAGCTCACTGAGCAGCGCTACCGGCAGGAGTTCGAGCTCGACTTCGCCGCCACCGATGCCGAGGTCTACCCGCACAATCTGATCGAGGCCGCCGAGGCCATCGGCGGGGTGGATCTGCCCACCAGGGGCCACAACTACGTGTTCGGGATCGACCCGAACGGCTCCGGCAACGACGAATGGGTCACCACCGTGCTCGACGTCACCACCAACCCCTGGCAGGTGGTGGCCTACTTCAACGACGCGCGCCGCAGCCGCGACTACGGCCTGCAGCGCACCGCGCGCCTGATGGATCAGTACAACCCCGAACTGGTGATGATCGAGAAGAACGGCGTCGGCGCCGCGGTGGGTGAATCCCTGGCCCGTCTCCGCCCTGGGGTGCCCATCGAGGAGTTTGCGACGTCGAGGCCATCGAAGATTTTCATGACTGATCGAGTGCTGCTGCTGCTCGAGCAGGGAGAACTGGGCATCCCTCCAGACTGCATCTACGGCGAACAGATGCGCGTGTTCCGCCAGAAGCCCGATGGCAACCGCGAGGCCGCGGCCGGCTGCCACGACGATGCGGTGATGAGCCTGGCCGCGGCCTGCGAAGCCGGCGCCAGGGTGCGCCCCATGATCGCCGACTGGATCAACATGGCCTGATCACGCTGGCTGATCCACTTCTGGGCGTGGCCATAGCACCCGGACAGACCGTGGGACATGCTGTCGCAGTTCGATGGCGCCCAGAATCTGCAGACTCTTGAAATGAACTTGCACCGATGACGTCGATGCATACCCCAACTGTTGGCATACATCGCGAATGGATGGGGGGATTCCATTTTGGTCGATGTAACTGCGGATGGCATCGAGACAGCGCTTTTGCGCCTGCGTCAGGCCTTGCTCCTTGTCGATTTCTGCTGGCTCCTTGTCGATTTCTGCTGGCGATGGTGATGGCGACATGGATTGGTGATGTCGTTGGCTGGGCATGACCATATCCCGAATGATGCACCAGTGCTAGGGGGGTGTCGGGAGGAGGGACGGCTGCCAGAACTCCCCGGGGTTTCTCGGCTCCTCAGCCTCTGTCTTCGCCTGTGGCTTTTCAGTGTGCTTCCCGTTGTCTAGCAAATCTCGGGCCATCAGGATCGCGAGTTCCTCTTGCCTCACGGCCGTTCGCACAGTGATTCCCATCGCCACGCTGATCTCCTTGTAGCACTGCCCTGCTAGTCGCCGCTCCATCACCTCCTGCAACAGCGGCCAGGGCCGCAACACTGCGACAACCACTTCCCATTCGCTCCCATCAGCGCTCGTCGCTTGATTGCCTGCTGGCGCTACGACGAAATTCATCAACGGATCGCTATTCTCATCCCTGGCGGCATCAAGCGAAACCACTTGATACGCGGCAGCCGCTTCTCGCAAAATCACCAGGTCGCCAACCGTGCTCACTCCGGCAATCCCCGCTTCAAGCGTCTCGGCAGCGGTGGGAGGCCTGCCTGCACGTACAGTAAATGCCTCTACCCATTGCCGTAGCCGATGCATGGATTGGCTGCGTTTTGTCGGGATGCGAATTCCGCCGCTGGAATGGATCAGTCTTGTCATGCTCTGCCGGATCCACAGGCTGGCATAGGTAGAGAATGTGTATCCCAATGCCGGGTCGAACTTTTCGGCAGCCCGGCACAGGCCTATCGCCCCCTCCTGAATCAGATCCTCAACATCAAGCACCGCTACCGATCTCACCGAAAATGAGCGAGCTTCTTTGGCCACAAGCAACATGTTCCGACTGACCAACTGATCTCGTGCGCGCTCTCCTGCTCGCTGGAGTTTCCAGGGTGGTTTCGTGACGCCTGCTGCTCTCTCCTCCATTGACGGCTCCCAGTCCAGCCAGGCCCTGATGGCGCGGCCCAGCAGCACCTGTTCCTCCCGCGTCGGGATTGGCAGCCGCCCGTAGGACTGCAGCATCGCATCGAGCGAACCACCCACCGAGCCAGATCTGATGTTCGCCCCAGCCTATGAACTGAAGCGTTCTCAGCCAAGGACATCCCTGATTCGCGATCTACCCTGACTCTGTGCGCGACGTCTCGTGACAATCGGTTTCCTGCGGTCGGATCCCGGGTCTGGGTATCGCCTGGACGGTGCGCTGATCAACGTGCTGACGGGCCTGGGCACAGCCAAGGACCGAAATGAGGCCATTGGCATCAAGCGCAGCCAGATCCTTTCCGAGGCGCAGGTCAACGCGCTGTATGAGCAGTCCTGGCTGATTCGTCGCATCGTCGACAAATTGCCGCAGCAAGGCACCCGCAGCGGCTGGGACCTCAGCGTGGGCGACGACACTTCGAGCCGAATGAAAAAACAGCTGGACGATCTTGTCGGCTGGACTGAAGAGCTGAAATTGCGTAAGGCGCTGAACGCGGCCGCGGCCTACAGCCGCCTTTACGGCGGCGGGGCCATCGTCATCGTCGCGGATGACCGAACCCCAATCGATCAGCCCCTCAATCTCAAGCGGTTGAGGACGTTGCACGGCTTATACGCGATCGATCGCCACCGGCTTTACCCCTCCGCCGGCTGGTCAGGCATTGGCGAACCGGAGCGATACTGGTTTTGGACCCAGCACGATCGGGACCTGCAGACGCTGGACAAGCGGGCCGCCGCCAGTCAGGTCACGAGCGCCTGGGTGGCCATCACCGACGCCACCCAGGTGGACATCCATGCCAGCCGGGTGATTCGCCTCGAGGGTTTGCCCTGCTCCTGGCGCTCTCAACAGGAGCGGCAATCGTGGGGCGTTTCCGTGGTGGAATTGTGCTGGGACGTCTTCAAGCGCTACGAGACCGGCCAGCAATCGGCTGCCGACATTCTCCATGACTTCGATCTGGTGGTGCATAAGCTGCCTGGCTTGGCCAACATGCTCGCCGCCGGCGGCGAAGACAAGCTGCGTCAGCGGTTGCAGGCCAATGCCATGGCCCGCAGCACCATTGGCGCCTACCTCCTCAACGACAACGAGGAGCTGACCAACTTCACCCGTTCGGCGGCTGGGATCGCCGACATCCTCGCCAGCCTCAAGAGCGAGATCACCGGCGCAAGTGGCCTCCCCCACACCCTGCTGTGGGGCGAAAGCCCCTCTGGGCTGGGTGCTGATGGCCGCAGTGAGCAGGCGGCATTCGGCAACGACGTGGCCGACTGGCAGGCCCAACACCTCATGGAGCCGCTGAAGCAGATCTACAAGATCGCCATGGCTTGCTCTGATGGCCCCTGGAAGGGGAAGGCGCCGCCGCCAGATTGGGAGATCTCCTTCCGCCCCACCTACACCCCCACGGAGGATGAGCAAGCCGATCTGCGGCAGAAGGTGACCGCGTCCGACAGCCAATACATCCAGGCTGGAGTTCTGCAGCCCAACGAGGTGGCCCTGGCACGGTTCGGGAAGCCGCGGTTCAGCCTGGACACCACCCTGCTGAACCGCGAGGCCGACGGATCGATCCCTCAGCCGGAGCAGCAGCCCGTGGAGTTCGGCGGCAGCCTCGCAACTGATCCGGCTGCGGCCATTGATCAGCCGCCTGCAGATCTTGCTGTGCCCGATGTGGCGCCATTGGAGCCCCCAGAGCGTCGCGACGCGGAAGACGACGAGCCCTGCTGTGACGCCTGTGAAGCTCGTGCAGAGGCGCTGGCACAGCAGATCACCAACCACCGCGGCCGCCGCCGCCGCCGGCGTGATGAGGAGCCTCGGAACGATGCCGCTGGCCAGATCCATCAGATCCTCGGAGTGAGCGTGCGGATGGATGGTCCTGGCATCGGCCGCCTGCAGGGCCCCTATGGACAGAACCTCCCTTATCCCGTGGCGGTGGGGCCGGACCTGAGTGGGGCCTGGGAGGTATTCGAGCCCTCCACCGGCGCCTATCTGCTGGCCCTGGGGCACCAGCACCAGCGGGGCCTGCGGGATGCCGTCGGACCCCAGGTCAGCATTCGCCGAATCGACGCGGTTGATCTGGTGGCCATGGGCGCGATCTGCGATGCCTACCTTGCCGGGGACACTTGATGACCATCCTGCATACCCACGACTTCAGACCTGGGGACATGATTCAGAGTCTGACGCCTCCTGGCAACCAAGCACCTCAAGCTGAAAATGATGGCAGCCATAAGACAGTCCTACCCTGGCTGTCAAAAGGCGAGCCGATGCATTTATCTCAGTCCTTGCCGGAACGGATTGACGCATTGCAGCGCAAGTGCACCACCGGCTACGGCTGCGGCGCGGCATGCATCAGCCTGCGAAAAGAGTGCCGCACCAGCCCCCGGGACACGATCGGCAAGGTTCGGCTGAACCGGCTGCTGGAGCTGGCTGCCGTGGGTGGATCGAACCAGAAGGGCATCAACCAGGTGAAGCCGAAAGAGGCCGCTGAGCTGGCTGAGGGCATTTCAGCCCAGCGAGGCGAGCGTGCAGCACAGCTGCGCAACGCACGCCAGCAAACAAAGGCGCCGCCATCAAACCAGGAGGCCGCGGCGGAGCAGAAGCCTGCCGTAGCCCCCAAGCCTTCCGCAGAGCAAGCGCCCCAGAAGGGCGGTGCCTTGGCGCTGCGCCAGCAACCACAAGAGCAGCGGCGGTCGGGCCCAGCTACGCCGGATGAAAAATATGCGGGCAAAGCAGATGATGCAAGCGTTACAGCCTATGCAAAGGAAAAGGCAAAACAACTCTTGAACGATCCACAAGCATGGGAAAACTCTGTATTTGTACAAAACCAGACCAAGGATGATCGCTTTGGTCATGCTGTAGTAAATGGCGACGACGCCACGGCTCGCCGAGCATTTAACTCATATTTCAATGGTATGCTTAAAACTCGAGAGGCCGAGCTGAAGCGGGGTCACTCATTCTCGACTGACAGGCCGGACGAAATCGAAAAGAAACTCGAGAAAGCAAAAGTGTCTAAGAGTAAAAACAAAGAGAAGACAGTGGCGAGCCTCACAAAGAAGCTTGCCGAAGCCAAGCAGCAGTTAGAGGATGCCAGGGTTTTTGTTGAAGAAACGTACCCACGTATGAAGGCAATGTCGGACGACGAGAAAATTGCCTACGCCAGAAACCGCGCTAAAAAGAACGTGGATAGGGTTATTCAGTACGGCATACGTGATCTTAAGTCGGAAAGCCGTGGCGGCAATGAGGTTGCTGCAGTTGCAGACTTTCTACGTGTTGAGCAAGGCGGCAAGCGCAAGGGAGTCGCCGAGCTGCTAGGGGAGGATTCAGCAGATGATATGGATGTGATTCGTGCTCAGCTCACCGGCAAGGGCACATCAGAAGGAGCGTTGGGGCTCAAGCCCGGCGTTCAGCCCACACGAAATGAGCTGAAGTCCGCCTACCGGAAAGCCGCTGCCAAGAGCCACCCCGATGCTGGCGGCTCGCCTGAAGAGTTCAGAATGACCCAGCAGGCCTATGAGCGACTGAAGAAAAAGTACAAATATGATTCGCTCATGGCACGGCTTGATGCGCTGCGCGCCCGTTGCTGCTGAGATGAATCGGCGGGCTTCGGCTGATAGGGCGGTGTTGTTGCAGCACCGGATCGATGCCGTGCGCCGTCAGGTTCAGTCCCCTGATCAGCTAGCGCTGGATCTGAGTGGGGGGGGAGCCACAGACGGAAACCAGGCGGGCAACGGCGAACCCTGTGGGCAGGGCTGGATCAGCCGGGACAAGACCTGCCACAAGGGCCAAGGAGCAGCCAGCCCCGCCAACCGGCCCAACGAGGCCAAACGCAGCAAGCCAAAGGAGACCATCCTCTTCCCGGAGCCCATCGTGGGGCCCAGCGGCGCCAAGCTCACCGCCTACACCTGGCAGTGGACGCTTACCGAGGACGTGGATCACCGCGGGGAACCGGTTGAGAAGCGGGTGTCGGATTGGGAGAAAAGCATCGCCAGCGTCGAAACCGGCAGGAATGTCGTCCATCAATTTCAGGTGGACGTGAACGGCGAAACCCGCACTGTTAGCGCTGAATCCGCCCTGAAGCTGATGGGCTTCCTCAGCGAAGGCGACCGCAAGGCCTTCGGCAGCCTCAAGAGCTCCGCCAGGACAGTGGCCCGTCTGCGCATGGCCCAGCAAGAGCTGGACCAGCTGGAAAAACGTTGGCAGAAAGACTGGGACGATGTGGAGGCGCTGCCTCGCCCCCCAGTGGAGGTTGGCGAGTGGTCAGAGGAACCGCCCGGTTGGCCACGGGAGGGCTATCGACGCCGCACCTGGCGAGCCGGAGACGTTGAGGTAGAACAGATCTGGAATCAACTTGGTGTTGATAGCGACCAGGACGAGGCTGCGCACTTATTTGCCCAATGGAAGGCCAGCGAGATGAAGAAACGCGGCTGGGACTACACAGGCCAAAGACAGAGATCAATGAGGCGCCACATTGATTACAACCGAGGCGACTTGATCAAGCGGCTTGCCAGGGCGGAGGCCAAGCTGATGAACCAGGCCCAGTTCGATCGCAATAGCAAGGTCGACGGACTCAATGCACGCATTGACGCCCTCAAGCGCAAGTGCACCACCGGCTACGGCTGCGGCGCGGCATGCATCAGCCTGCGAAAAGAGTGCCGCACCAGCCCCAGCTCGACGATTGGCAAGCAACGCCTCAGGCGACTTTTGGCCATTGCCGCTGGAGAGAAGGCGAAGCAGCGGGGCATTGCGCCAGTGAAAGCCACCGAAGCCAGCGCGATGGCCGCGGCCATCACCGACCAGCGCAGGGAAACGGCCCAGCAACTGAAAGGGCAGAGAAAGCAATCTGGGCTGATCCCCACCGCCCTGCCGTTCACCGATGCCATGGCCGCCCGGATCCGGAAGGGCATCGAGGAGCGCACCGCCACCACCGGCACCGTCAACTACGACGGCAAAGATCTGGCCGCGGCAATGCTCAAAGTGGCGCAGACTCCGGAAGGTGAAAACATGCGCAAGGCCCTTGCCTTCATGGAAGAGGCGGGAATCCTGGTGAACATCAATGCGAAGTTCACCGATGAGGTTGAGCGCATCACCGGCAAACCGGCCAGCGAGCTGCCGTGGACTCGGCCGCTGGAGCTCGCCAAGTTCGTTCGAGAGGCTGGCCTGGTCTCAGATGAGCGACTGGAGTGGCTGAAAAGAGACCAGACACAGGCAGGTCGGGCAATGTTGAGAAAAGCCGAAATCATCCGCAACCCGCCGAAACCAAGTCCAGAGGAAAAGGTCTACAAGAAAAATTACGAAGGCATGAAGGCTATTTACAAGGAAAAAGAGGAAGAGTTTGAGCGCAGCGTGCGTGATGGTTGGAGATCGCCAGAGGAGAAGAAAGATGTGCTGTGGATGGTGAAAAGAGATCTGGACAACCAGCGCAAGCGCTATCTTGCCCATCGGGACGGCAGACTGAATGAGATCAAGTGGGCGGCGCAGGACTTTATCAATGGTGATACAGTAGGGCTTTCGGCACGTGACAACGGTGGAAGCTATGCGTCAGGGCAAAAGAAATACAACGCCGTCAGCGGGGATGATAAATCATGGGCTGGCGTGTATCGAGTCAACGCAGGAGAAACAGAGTTTGCAAACATGCAAAGTCTTTATAGCAAGCACCTGGCTGCATACCTGCCGGAAAAGCTGAAAGGCATTGAAGACAACTCCCGAAACTTTGACCTGCTGAACGGTCCTATTGGCTTCGGCAAGGGGTTTACACACGCCGAACAGGCGCTCAACATCCACATTCACGAGCTTGGCCACGCTGTCGACAATTTTGCCGATGTCATTGTCCGCAAGGTTTCTGACATGGAAAGCAGAACAGCAGATGGAGCCTGGTCCGGCGCGACAAAGCAAGTGCTGTCTCACGGTGTTTCCTGGCATAATCACAAAAGCAATAGGCCAGAGGCTGTGTTGAGGTCACTTTCCCAGCGACGTGGCCCATCGGAGTATTCTTTAACCAATGACAATGAATTGTTTGCCGAATCATTTGCTTCCTGGGTGGTCGCACCGAAGGCGTTGAAGCAACATCACCCCGATCTCTATGCCTGGGTGGAGGACCGCTTCACAAAGGCTCGGCATACCATGGTCAAACATGGCCACCTGCGATTCGAGGAGGAGCGCTGAAATGGCTGGAGATGTCAGGGCTGCACAGGAGCTGATCACAGCCATGGATGGCAAGTTTGACCGCTCCGCTGTCGTGCGCTGGGCGGCCATCAAGGGGCGTGCCACCGGCAGGGAGCGGCAGACCATCGAGTGGATGTCAGAGGCCTTCTACCTCATGGTCAACAGCGAGGAGGATCGCCGCTGGCTGTCCGCATTCCTCAGCGGGATCCCGGCCCTGGTGCAGGAAGCCCGGCTGAGTATCTGAGCCCATGGCTGACCGGTCCCTAGAGCTGCTCGAGGAGCTCGACCAGCAGCTGCAGGGCCTGGAGAGTGCCCAGCTGCGCAAGCTGCGCGGGATCTTCGATGAGGCACTGCGCCGCACCATCCGGAGCATCACCGATCGGCTGGAGCGGATCGCCGAGCAGCCCGAGTACGACCCGGCCACCACCCCCGGCGCATTTCTCGGCAGCACTCCCGACGGCCCGGTGCCCATCACCCCCCTGCAGAAGAACCAGGCCAGCCTCTACCTGCAGGGCCAGCTCGCCCAGGATCTGCAGGCGATCATCAACCGCTTCCCGGCCGACCGGGCCGCCAACGCAGGCCTCAACCGTGAGCTCACGGAGCTCTACAACCGCGCCCAGGACCTCGCCACCGAGTACGCCCTCGAGCTCTCTCGCGACATGCTCCCCCCGGCCGCCGTGCTCTCCGGCAGCCACCCTGCTCTGCAGGATCCCCAGCTGCCGCCCGCCGCCCCCCCGGCCCCCACCGATGCGCCCGCCCCGGGCAGCCCCTACCAGGAAGGGCAGAGCTTCACCCGGCTGCTCAACATGGGCGCCACCATCGCCGCGGCCGAACGCGACTTCAAAACCCTCAGCGCCAATTACCGGCGCCAGCGCAACGCCGCCACCGATGAGCGGGTGAGGGCATCGAAGGATTACTTCTTCCGCTGGTGGCGCGACTGGGGCGACACGGTGCAGTTCGAGACCGCCACCCAGCTGGCCACCGGCGTGGACAGCCGCAAGCTGGCGCGCACCCTGAGGGCACGCCTCCCACACATCAACGACGCCTTCCGAGGCCGCGCCGAAACCATCGCTCGCACCGAAACTCACATCGCCGCTGGCGAGGCCCGCGAGCGCACGTTCCGCCGCGTCGGCGCCGGCTTCGTGCGGTACGTGGCCACGGCCGACGATCGGGTCTGTGAGTTCTGCGCCCCCCGGATGGGGTGCCTCTACTACGCCGGCAGCGTGAAGACCCCCATCCACCCCCGCTGCCGGTGCGCCCTGTCCCCGATCACCCTGGAAGCCCTGGTGATCCAGAACGAGCTGGCCAGCGGCCGCGGCGAGCGTTGGGAGGCGCAGCAGCAGGCCCTGGCTGCGGCGACACGTCAGAAGTACGACCAGGCCAGCAGCAGGCCATGGCGGCCGATCGGCGGCACCGGTGAGCCCCGCGGCCCGGGGGACTTCCCTCTGATGGAGCGCACCGCTCTGCCGGCCACCACCCCCCGGCCGAACCAGGCCAACAACCCGGCGAACGGCGGCGCCAGGCCCTGGCCATCGGGGGATCCGGTGTGGTCCCCCTCCAGGGGCTGGATCAATGCCGCCGCCCGCGAGGCCTACGAGGCAATGGTCCGCGAGGTGGCGGAGCTGGAGGCGTGAATCATGCCGTCACCGGATTTGGGTAGAGGCGGCTCACCAGCCGCTCCAGCGCTTCGCGTGCAGCGGCCAGCGTGGCAGTGATCGGTGCGATCGCTGGGACCGGCTGCTGGGGCAGGAGCGCTGCTGAACGGCGGCTCAGCCCGTCGATTGCCTGATGAGTCCAGCAGCCGGCCTCATAGCTGAGCTGGGCAGCAAAAATGACGGCGGCGATGGCAACGACGACAGCCTGCCGAATTTGCTGTCGGTGCTCCCAGGCGATCTCGCTGAGCAGCACCAGCACAAAGGCGATCAGCTGGATCGTGAGCCAGCAGACGCGGCCTACGGCCACCCAATCGATCGAACGCAGCACCAGAGCGACGAGGCGCAGGATGGTTTTGATCATGGACACGAAAATCTCCGGCCAGTGCCGGGCGAGTGGTTGATCGGTGGCGGGCCAGGCCCTGCGCTTCCGATGACCAGACCATAGCACGAACTGATGTGCCTGCGATGAACCGACACTGAAACCGGCTGCGGTGTCAGGGCTGGAAATACGACATACGAGAGATACCGGAAGATCTCTACATGGCGGTTTTGGCCAGGCGCCAGGCCGAAAACGCAGCGGACGACAGGGATTCTGCCAGGCATCCCGAAATGGCCGAAGGGACTGGAGGGGACTGGAAGGGACTCGAAATGCAAAGGTTATGAACCGCCCATCCATCGGGTTGTTGTCGGCCTGCCGTCCGTTTCGTATTCGCCATGGCTTCGATCAATGTCCTGCGCAACCGCCTCTATCTGCTGGCCAAGGTGCCGAGGCGAGACGGCGGCCCAGGCCTTGAGCAAACGCGGATAGCACTCAGGCTCGACGACACGCCGGTCAATCGCAGGGCAGCAGCCAAACAGCTGCAAACCCTGGAGCGGCAATTGGAGCGCGGAGAGTTCAGCTGGGCCTACTGGAGTGATGCGCCAGAAGGAGTGACGTGGCGTGAAGCGATCGCGCGCCTGTATCGGGCCAAGGTTGTTTTGGGGCACACGGGGGAGAGCACCTGGCAGATCAACTATTTGGGCCGGTTGCGACAGATCCCCCCGAGCAGCCTCTGCACAACTGAGAGCCTGGCGGCCGCATTGCAGCGCTACGACAGGGCCAGCTGCAGCTACAAGGAGCTGTACTACCTGTTGCGGCACATTGCCAGGCTGATCTCGGTGCCGTTCCCGGAGGTGCCGTTGCCCAGCTATCGGGAGGCTCAGCTGGTTGCGGTGCCGACGGATCAGCAGATCATCGACTGGGTGGAAAGCGCGCCAGCCAGCAGTCGCTGGTACTGGGGCATGATGGCGACTTTTGGGCTGAGACCTCACGAAATTGAGGGCTCCACACTGATTGATCGCGATTACTGCCAGGTCAGCGAAAACACCAAAACTGGATTCCGAACTGTGGTACCCCTGCCGCGGGAATGGGTTGACCGGTTTGGGCTGCAGGATCGGCGGTTAAGGCCACGGCTGGAGGGCAGCACCGACCGACCGGATAATGCATCGAAATGGCTAAGCAAGGAATTGCGAAAAATGAATATTCCTTGGCGACCCTATGCCTTGCGGCATGCCTATGCAGCCAGGCTGTGGAGAGAAGGCGGTTCGCGGCTGGACATCTTCACCGCTGCTCGGCTGATGGGCCATAGCCCGCAGCAGCACAGCAAAACCTATCGATCCCACATCCAACCCCATCACATCGCCGAGACAGCCGAGCGTGCGTTACGAGGGGGATAGAGGAGGCACAATCGCCGCCGCGTTGATCCGGATCATGCGGCGGCTTGAACCTTGAGCAGACAGATCGATCAGCTCCCGATTCCAGCGCCACCGGCTGCGGCGATTGACGTCAGCCTCTGCAACCAGTCGTTTGATGTGTTTTTCGCTGCAACCCAAGGCCTCAGCCGCCTCCGGGATCGTCAGCAAGAGTCGGGTCATCTTGGCCATCACCGTGGCACCTGCTGCTGCAAATGGCTGGGATGCGGACCGATGCGGCTGTGATCAGCCGTGATGCGAATTGCAATCATGCCCCCCAAAAACAGCAGCAGGCCGACAGCCGCACAGATGCAGTCACAGAGTGATCGACGACCAATGACGCTCCGGCAAAAGTGCGAGGGGCCAGATTTGTGACGAAAAGCCATTGCAGGATCGTGACGCTCCAGAATCGGAATGGGCCGAATCGTAGCCGATCAATCCGAACTGGTGTACGGTTGCCCCTGCCCAGCAACGTTGCCGCTCTGTAATGGCCAATTCCGTTCCCCGCCGCTCTCCGGAACTGCCTCGGCTGCGGCCAGCAGTGACCCAAATCGATGGCGGCCTGTCCGCTGCTGAAAGGCGCCGCCGCGAAATGACAGCAGCCCGTCACTCCCATCTGTGGCAAGCGGGAGTGTTGGCCGCCTGTGCTGTTGCCGTCTCGACGGTGGCCGTCGTGCTGGTGTTAAGGATCCTGCAGCAGAGCAGCTGCCAGAACCAGTTGGATCCAGCTGCTGCCTCTCTGGTTCGCTGAACTACGATCGGGCTCAAGCACTCGGGTCCCTCCGGGTGGGTCCCTGGTCGCTGCTCAGTCCTGAGAAAACGGACAGCGCCGGGGTTTGTTGTGAGAAGGGCTCCCCTCGGGGGGCCCTTCTTCATTGCTGACACCGGTCCAGCCGGTCGGCTTCATTGCGGCTTGGGATTGGTCTGAGCCTGTGTCGTTCCTACGTTGAACGCAGCCACAGCACCTGGATGACCTCTGCCGACCGCGAGCACGCCGCCGCCCTCCTTGTGCTTTTTCTCGAAGCGGTGGGACCCCGTGAAGCCGTCTGGGCGATGACTACGGCGCTGGAGGCGTTGCAGGATCTGCCAGCTGACGCCGATCACGTGGCCGCGGCGATCCGATCACTTGCAGAAAGCCATGACGAATTCATCGAGCTGAAAAAGCTGCCAGGCGAGCCTGAAACCTGGGCAGACGGCGAGCCTGAAACCTCGGCAGACGGCGAAGCTGAAGCCAGGCCACCAACCACCAAAAAGGCAGCAGCAGCAGCAAAAGGAGAGCAGCCGTGACAGCGGGCTTCATGCTGCCTGATGTCTACGAGGGTTCAACCTGGGAAGGTATCAACCTGATTACGCTGACCAATCGAACCACGAACAGACCAATAAATCTCAGGGAGGCTGACGCCACCATGGTTTATCGACGGACAGGTGAAAGGCATCAGCGATTAAGCCTTGGCCTGGGCTCTGGCATCAGTATTGTCTCTGATGTCGAAGGCAAATTGCGAGTGGAATCGCAAATCTTGCCGCTTCCTGCCGGGATCTACTTCTTTGAACTGGTTGTGCAACTGGTAAATGGCTTCAGGGTGCCAATCCTCGCCGGCACACATCAAATCGTCAGGCTGGGGGTGCCATCATGACGATGCCTGCCGTTCTCGCGCAGATCGAGATCACGCAAACGCTGATTCAGGCTGGCATCACCCCGCCGCCGGAATCGGGGGATGATCACGAGCCAAGGATCTTTTATGTGCGCTCTGATGGATTAAATCAAAGCGATGGCCGCAGCGCTCGGACTGGGCTCCGCAACGTTGAGGAGGCCCTAGAGCGAATCTGGGACTTCGCCGAGCCAACGCCCTGGACCGTCAAAATCCTGGACAACTTACTGCCGATATCTGGCGAGTTGGATGTTCCGGACTTCGTGACGATCATGGGAGAAAACTTTCAACGCCGCACAATTGTCAGGCCAGCGGCCGGCAGCGAAGTCGCGAATGTGTTTCGCGTCGGCAATGGCTGCCATCTGGTGAACCTGAAGTTTAGCGGTTGGCGGATTGATGATTTCAGCAATCCCACCAAAGGCTTTGCGATGGTGTTCCGCCCTGGAGCGCTGATCCTGCCAGGTGGTGTGCCCTATGGCCAGAACTGCGTGGTGACCAGCGCGCTCACCGAGGTGCCCACGCCACTGCCGATGGACGCTGCAGCCGGCAACCCAGCCCAGCCCAAGGGTGGCGGCTGTGTGCTGGCGGATGGGGCGGTGCTCTCCGCCTATTCCGTATTTCCCAACATGATGACCTGGGGCTTCACGCCCTCCAGTCATAACGGGATGGGCTATGTGGCGAAAAACAGAGGCTTTATTAACCCGGTCAATGCCATCGGAGTAGGCGCCCATAAGCACTTTGTCTGTTTGTCTGGCGGCCAAATGGTGGTATCTGGCAGCAGCAGCCAGTTCGGCGACTTCAGCTTCTGGAGCGAGGGCTCAACGCAAAAGATCCAACCGCTGAAGGTGCCCCAGACTGTGCTGGTCACCCAGGCCAATGCAGCGGCAGTGATCAACGCGGCCCGCACAACCTTGATCAATGACATGTGGCAGTTTCTGGTCTCCAGCCAATGCGCCTGCGATTGGCCGGAGAATTACGAAACCTTGACCAGAAAGGATGGGGGTCTGTTCCTAGATGCGATCGCCGCTTCGCTGGTTCACGGCTTCCAAAGGCCGATGGAGAACTTCGCCGAGGGCATGTTCAGGTTCGATGGAACCTGCGTCTACAGCTATGCCTTCCACGCCGGTTTTACAGCCAGCTGGGACCGGCTGACAGCCCAGCTGATCGCAGGAGGCCAGCTCACCACTGCCGCTGCCGCAATGGTGCTGGCACTGGTGGCCCGGCTGAAGGCCACCATGAACAACCACTGGTTTGAGGTGGGAGTCGGGCCGCCGCCTTCCCCTGTTGAGCCGGTGCGGCGCAAATTGCGGTCGATGATCACGGCCATCAATCACCAGTGGACCGCCCCAATGGCGGGGGTCGAGTTCTACCGCGTGCCGCCCGCCCGGGCTGCCCGGAGGATTCAGCGGTCTATCCGCCAGCTCAATGGCGGGCGAGTTCGGTTCAGCGGCCAGGACGATGCCGGCAATGCCGTGTTTGTGGGCGGCCTGACCATTGATGCCCGCAGCGGCCAGCTGGGCGGGCCCCCCTTCGATTCAGCGCTGCGCGGGCGCCTCACCCGTGGCGTCATCTCCAGGAGCTACTGACCATGCGCATCAGAACCGACCAGCCTTCCAGCGGCAAGCCGTTGCAGCTGCTGATCCCTTCAGCGGGGTTTGTGCCCAACGGCTGGACCACCCTGGCTGAGGCTCCAGATTTCTCCATCCCGAGCACTGGCGACGCAGGGGTTAGCCTGGATCCGGCGGACACCGGTCGAGAGCTCAGGCCTGGAGAGGTGTTCCTCGAGGCCCCGCTGACGTGTTTGAACCTCGATACGGCGACCCGCTGGGTGGAGTTGCAGATTCTCTCCCAAGCGAATCATGCGGTGCCGCTGACCCCTCAAATCAGCATCCCGGCCAAGGAATCGGTCTATCTGCCGATTCAGGGCTTGCGTTTGCTGAAGACCAGCTTTGCTGCGGCCAGCGGCGATCGGCTGCAGATCAGGGCCAGCACTGGAAGCTCGATCAAGGTGTTCGGCTCTGCGGTCGAGCTTGAGGCGCTCACCCATGCGCCGGATTCGGAGGCCCAACCATGAACAACCTCCGCCTGGGCTCAGGTCGACAATTTCGCAGCGCGGCGTTGGTGGAGATGCCGCTACCGCTGGCCTATGACGCGGCCCTGCTGCCTGGCACTCGCATCCTCGGGAGCGACGGCCAGATCTACGAGTCCATGCGCGATCCCGTCAGCGGGTTGTACCAGTGGAGGGTGAGAGCCCAGGGTGAACGCGGCCCAGCTGTTGAGCTGCAAAAGAGCGCCACCCACATTCAGTGGCGGCCAGAGGGCAGCACAGGGCCATGGTTTGATCTGGTGCCGCTGGAGGACTTGCTGGGGCCCCAAGGTGACCAAGGCGACCCCGGGCCGCAGGGGGCCGGGCTGAGCTTTCAAGGCAGTGTCAACTCTGTGGCCGATCTGCCCACATCGTCGACGCTGGGATATGGCTATTTGGTGCTTGCCACCACCCCCCCGCACCTGTGGCTTTTCAACGGCACAACCTGGTTGGATGCCGGCCCGATTCAGGGTCCCAAGGGGGACGACGGCGATCCAGGCCCAGCTGTCGAGCTCCGCACCACCGCAACCGAAATCCAATGGCGCATCGCCGGGGCCGCGAACTGGACCACGTTGCTCCTTCTTGCCGACATCAAGGGCGATGACGGCACCGACGGCGCTGACGGCTCATCGGTCGAGCTGCGGAAAACCGCGTCAGAAATTCAGTGGCGGCTGGTTGGTGCGCCAGCCTGGATCACGCTTGTCACACTGGACGACATCCGAGGCCCTGCCGGAGACCAGGGCGACCAGGGCCCTCCAGGTGCCGGTTTTGCCTATCAAGGCTCCGTGGCGACGGTGGCAGCGCTGCCAGTGCCATCGTCGCAGGGCTTCGGGTTCAAAGTGCAGGCCACCGGAGATCTGCACATCTTCAATGGCATCGCCTGGGTCAACGCGGGTCCGCTGCAGGGACCCAAAGGCGACACGGGCGACCAGGGCAACCAGGGGCCAGCCGGTCCTGGTTTCAGCTATCAGGGCACGGCGGCTTCGGTTGCAGCCTTGCCGACGCCATCGACACAAGGGTTTGCCTTCAGAATTGGCTCAGATCTCTACATTTACAACGGCATCGATTGGGTCAATGCGGGGCCGTTGCTGGGCCCCAAAGGTGACCAAGGTGACCAGGGCGTCCAAGGGGTGCCCGGTAACGGTTTTGCCTATCAAGGCTCCGTGGCGACGGTGGCAGCGCTGCCAGTGCCATCGACGCAGGGCTTCGGGTTCAAAGTGCAGGCCACCGGAGATCTGCACATCTTCAATGGCATCGCCTGGGTCAACGCGGGTCCGCTGCAGGGGCCCCAGGGCGAGAAAGGCGACAAGGGCGACACGGGCAACACGGGCACAGCAGCGACGATTCAGCTGGGGACTGTCTCAACGGGTGCTGCCGGCAGCGCTGCTTCGATCACAAACTCTGGAACCCCTCAGGCTGCAGTTTTTAACTTCACCATCCCTCGGGGCGACAAGGGCGACAAGGGCGACGCGGGCACAGCCGCCACTTATTCCAGCAGCAATCCACAGCCATTAGGCCCCCAACCGGCACCTGGCTCAGATGAAAGTGCGGCTCGGATCGATCACGTCCACCAATTGCAGTCGATAACTGGAATTGTGCCATTGTCGACGCCAACCGGAACAATCGCTTTAGGCGAACTGGATAATTCTATATTTCCCGAAGCGCGGACGCTGGTGTCAATCCCGATCTGGAGCGTCAAAACAGCACCAGCCGGTTTAGCCCTGCAATTTGACATTCGGGTGGGAGGAACAAGCATCTTTTCGACGTTGCCAACCATTGCAATAGGCGGCACAAGCAGCAGCTCAACTACACAGGCTGTGTTTTCTACAGCATTCTTGGCTGCAAATCAATTGATCTCTGCCGGATCAGTTGTGACGTGGCATTGCACACAAGCCGCAACCAGCGGAGGGGCAGGCCTGAAATGCGCAATGACTACAAGGAGGGCAGTATAATGGAATGGTTGGGCAGTAGTTTTAGATTTAGCCAGGACCCATTCTCTTCAAATAACCACGTATTGATTCACGGGAACGGAGCGAATGGCAGCCAAGCAATCACCGATAGCAGTCCTTCGCCAAAAACAATAACGGTCCGTGGTACGACTGCGATTAGCACCGCACAGAGCATGTTTGGTGGATCTTCAATCTATTTCGACGGGTCTAGCGGCCAAGGGCTGTCAGTACCAGGATTTGTTTTTTCAGGTGGTTTTACTTGGGAAATGTTTGTAATGAAGACTCGAAGCCAGGATGAGGTTTTGATGGCATCCTTTTCTGATGCGGCTTCGCCTCAATGGTTGTGGCGGTCACTAGCAAGCGGTAGAATTCAGTTAGAAGGCTGGGGCCTGCCGACAATAGTATCGACACTTACAATACCTAACAACACTTGGACTCATATAGCAATCTCGCAAATCGGCACCTTGGTTCGGCAGTTCATAAACGGTCAGCTCAGCGGCCAGGCTAACGTAACTACATATGGTCAAAGTGCCGGCGTTCCCATAACCTTTGGTTATTATGCTCAGGCGCCAAGCACCGCTCTCTTCCGTGGGTCACTTGATGAAATCAGGCTGACAAAAACGGAAGGGAGGTATTCAGCCAACTTCACTGTTCCTGCTCAGCCGTTCCCCGACCTATAGGCACAACCATGACCAAACTCCTTTATGACACCAACACCAAACAGCTTTTGGCCTATCCCCGACAGGACGACATGCCTCTGGTAGGACTGGATCCTGCCTTGGTGGTGCTGGAACTGATCGAGCAGGCCGCACCAGCGCACGATCCAGCAACCCAGCAACTGGAGCACACAAATACAATCGACCTAGATACGCATACAGTTCGACGAGAATGGATTGCCAAACCATTGCCAGTCCAGCCACTTATTGGGCCCAACTTTTTAGGATTTTACCAGGCTGTCTCAACTGATTCTGGCGTCAACACGATGCTTGGCAGTGTTTTGGCTGCAGCGCCAGCCATCTATGGAGGCCTGATCGTAGGGCTGAGTAAGGTCGGCGAGGGTGACACACAGCTATTCCTGGTTACATGGTCAAACATTAAAGCATTGATTCCACTTCAGGCAGAACTTGTGACCTACCTGCAGGCCACGGCAACGTCGTTTGGCCTGCCGCCAGATTTCATTGCTGCTTTGGCATGACCTGAGCCCCATACTTGCATCAGTGTCTGCAAACCAATGGATCGCCGAACCGAGATGGTGCAGTTGGCAACTCAGCTTCTTAGCGAGCAAATCAGGCCGGTGCAGATCGTTTCGATCTCTGACGCCAACGGTGAACCCCAGGGGGAGTTCATCTCCAATCAGCAGCGGTTCACGTTCAAATTCACAAAGAGTGGCATGATCACCTACCGACCTAAGGCGCAGGGCGGCAGCGAGGAAGGTCGCTCAGATAGTGCGCGAGAGCGTCTTGAACGCATAAAGGCTCGCTTGCGGAGTCTCTATCGATGAGCCGCGCTCAGAGGCTGCAGGAGCGACTCTCAGCCGTCGAATCTCGACTGGCGCTCAGCCTCCGCAGACCAATGCACACTGGCCTCGCGCATCTGGCGCCTTTGCGGCAACCGGGCCTGCGGCAGGACTCTGGCGACCCGGTTTCGTCCCTGCTCCGTTCCCTGCTGGCGGAAGTGCTGCCGGGCGCACAGGTGTTGGACTGGCGGCAGGAGGCCGGCGGCCACACGGGCCGAATGGTGGCCGATGGGCTGGTGTATCGCTGGCGGGTGGATGGTGATGGTGTGGCCTATCGGCCTGCCTGGGATGGAGTGCGTCAGCGTGGCTGGGAGCTGCGCAGCGATTCGTTCCTGGAGCTGCGCAGCGATTCGTTCCTGGAGCTGCGTGCACCTGGTGCCCGGATGGACAGGCGGGGCAGCTCCCAGCCAACAAGCGGCACAAAGCGCAAGTGCAGCACCGGCTACGGATGCGGCGCGGCATGCATCAGCCTGCAGAAGGAGTGCCGGATCAACCCTGGTAGCGCCATCGGGAAAAACCGTCTGCGGCGCCTCCAGCAGCTGGCCGCCACGGGCGACAAGGGCGCCGAGACCACCGCCACAGCGCTCTCAGCCTCCAGGGGGGCCCCGGCTGCCGAGCGGCTGCGGGATCGCAACGCCAAGCGGGTAGAGCAGCTTCTGGCCCGGCCCGAAATTGCAGAGTTCTTGCGCACCGGCAAGCTGCCCCAGGGCGCCAGCGCTTCCACTGAGCCCGGCACCGTTCGGAACATGAGCCCCGGCGAGATCGTTTTCGACCCGGGACGCTTCCAGTACAAGCTCAACGCGACAGAGGGCACAGGAGAGGTGGGCAGCCTCTCTGGCGTTCGGAAATGGGATCCGAACCTCGCCGGCGTGATGAGCGTCTGGAAAGACCCTGCCGATGGCAGGATCTACGTGGTGAACGGGCACAACCGGCTCAGCCTGGCGAAACGCCTTGGCGCCGAAGAGGTGACCGTGCGATTCCTCAAGGCAGCCAACGCCACGGAGGCCCGGGCGATCGGCGCCATGCAGAACATCGCCGAAGGTGCCGGCACCCCCATGGATGCCGCCAAGTTCTTCCGCGACACCGGCATCAAGACCCAGAAGGATGTTGAGGCCCGGGGCCTGCCGCTGGGCAGCGGCCAGGCAGAAAAAGGCCTGCGGCTCAGCAAGCTGCCCAGCGACGTGTTCAACGCCGTGGTGCGTGGCGATCTGAGCGTGAACCGCGGCGCGATCCTCGGCGGCTCCGGCCTCGATGAGGTGAAGCAGCGCGAGGTGTTCAAGATGATCAGCTCCCGAAAGGCGATCGCTGATCAGACCCTGCTGGAGCTGGTGGAGCACGCCGCTGCGAGCGAGCAACGCACCCAGACCACGATCGACCTCTTCGGGATGAGCCAGGAGGCCAAAGACAACCTGTTCACCCGGGCCAAGCTCTCCGCCGGCCTGACGGCCAAAATCGCTCGCGAGAAGCGGTTGTTCAGCACCGTCTCGAAGGCCAAGGCGGCCACCAGCCTGCAGGAGAAGGGTGGCAACGTGATCAACCAGGAGCAAAGCTCCAAAGTGGCGAGTGAAGCCAGCGAAGCACTGGATGTGTTCAAGCGGCTCAAAAGCGCCAGCGGACCGATCAGCTCCGCTCTCAACCGCGCGGCCGACCGGGTGGAGGCGGGGGAATCCGAGAGCACGGTGCGGCAGGAACTTGAGCGGGAGGTGTTTGCCGCTGTGGAGCAAGAGCTGACATCGGCCGGCCTGCGCAAGCGGCCACGGGCTGACAGCCTGCAGGAGCGGATCGACGCCCTTAAGCGGAAGTGCAGCACCGGCTATGGCTGCGGCAGCGCCTGCATTTCGCTGCGGAAGGAGTGCCGCAGCAGCCCCAGCTCGACGATTGGCAAGCAACGCCTCAGGCGTCTTTTGGCCATCGCCGCCGGGGAGGGCCCCAAGCAGCGAGGCATCGCTCCCGTGAAAGCCAAGGAAGCCGGGGAGCTGGCTGCTGGCATTGGGAAGCAGCGGGGGGCCAAAGCCGCACAGCTGCGAATGGTGCGCCAGATCAGCGCTGAAGCGCCAAACATGACGCCTCGCGAACAGCGGCTGGTCGACCTGGCGAAAAAGCAGCTGACTGCGGCCGATAAGGTGCCAACGCAGTCACCCAAGGCCGCGGCCAGCCCAGGCGATTTTGGGCTCACCAACCCAAGCCCTCAGACTCCAGGCCAGGCGCCAAAACCGAAGGAGCAAGGTCTCACGACCCAGGACGTGACCACCAGCAGCCAACAAGCGGCCTTTGCGCGGCAACAGCAGCAGGCCGCCAGGGCCGCCGGGGATGAGCGCGGCGCACAAGCCTGGCGACAGGAGGAACGCACGGTGGAACGCAACCGGCTGGCCAATGCCATCACCACCCGCAACCAAAGCCAGACCGCGCTGTTCGGCGCGACCGAATACGACCAATCCATGCCGCTGCTTCAGCAGCAGCCTGCCGGGGCCGTTCAACCGCGGCAGACCCCGAAGATCGCTGACGTGTTGAGGCAGACCACCGCCCAGCTCAAGGCGGCGGATGCTCGTCAAATGGGCATGATCGCCGAGCAGTTGTTCGAGACTTCGTGGACGATCGACCGTCGCACCCGCTTTCGGGGCATGAGCAAAGACCAAGCTCGCGACCAGTTCAAGGCGGATTTGCTTAAACAAATGCAAGAGCAGGCTGCGTCCCCTGAGGCAGCTGAGCGGGCCGCCGCCATGCGCGACCGCGCTGCAGCGTCTGGTTCGGTCTCCGGCGCCATGAAAGCTGTGCTCGAGGCCATGCAGGCCCAGGACAAGCGGCTGGAAGACCTGCAACGCAAAGCGATTGATTTGCGCCTTCAGGCGGAGGAGCAGTTCGGCGACCAAGGCGCGGATCCAACCCTGGGCGGTGGCCGGCCGCGGCGTCGCCTCGGCGGCAGCAAGCGCCGTGATGGCGTGGCTGACAGCCTGGAGGGCAG